GAATTTATTGGAAATGCCACTTTTAGAGGTGGAACAATTGGAATTGGTGATTCCATAAGTGATGATATTAATGTTGGTGGTGAGTTTGTATCTAATTTGGTTCCAAATGACGATGCAACGTATGATCTTGGTATTACAACACAGAGATGGAGAAATGGACAATTCTCTGGATTATTAACAAGTTCAACTTTACATGTTTCTGATACAGTAACTCTTGATGGTCAAGTCAATCTAACTTCAAATTTAGAAGTAACTGGAGTAACGACATTTAACAATAATGTAGATGTTGTTGGTTTTGTTTCGGTAACTGAAGGATTATATTATGATGCAGACGATTATGATGGTCCTAATGGAATTGCATACTTTGATAATACCGGAAAACTCATAGGAGCTGCAAGTACAGAAAATGCTCTTACTGAAAGTTTCTTTGTACTAACAACAAATGCAGTTGGGATTCCAACTTGGACATCAGTAATTGATGGAGGATTATTCTAGTGGCAAAACCAACTACAAGACAAGAACTAATTGATTATTGTCTCAGACAATTAGGTGCACCAGTATTAGAAATAAATGTTGCAGACGATCAAATTGATGATTTGGTTGATGATGCTCTGCAATATTTTAATGAAAGGCATTATGATGGTGTCGAAAGAATGTATCTCAAATATAAAATTACTGATGATGATATTAACAGAGGTAGAGCAAAAGAAACTGATGGAGTTGGTATTGTAACCACTACTGGTTCATCGAATATTGTTGGATTTGGAACAACTACATTTAATTACTACGAAACTTCAAATTATATTCAAGTACCAGATTCTGTTATAGGAGTAGAAAAAATATTTAAGTTTGATACTAGTGCCATTTCGGGAGGAATGTTTAGTATTAAATATCAGTTATTCTTAAATGACTTATATTATTTCAATTCTGTAGAATTGCTACAGTATTCCATGGTCAAATCATATCTGGAAGATATTGATTTTTTACTTTCTACAGATAAACAAGTTAGGTTTAATAAAAGACAAAATAGACTTTATCTGGATATTGATTGGACTGCAAAATCAAAAGATACTTTTTTAATTATTGATTGTTACAGGGCATTAGATCCTTCAGATTTTTCAAAAGTATATAATGATAGTTTTGTTAAAAAATATTTAACTGCATTGATAAAAAGACAGTGGGGACAAAATTTAATCAAGTTCCAAGGAGTAAGACTTCCTGGGGGAATAGAACTAAATGGAAGATCAATATTTGAAGATGGTCAAAGAGAATTGGAAGATATTAGACAGAGAATGACAATGGAATATGAATTACCACCTCTGGACTTTATTGGTTAATTATCATGGCTCTCAATCCATTTTTTCTACAAGGTTCTCAGAGTGAGCAATTTCTTGTCCAAGATCTAATAAATGAACAATTGAGGATTTATGGAGTAGAAGTTTATTATCTACCTAGAAAGGCATTTAGAACTGATGATATTATTAGAGAAGTTCAATCTTCCAAATTTGACGATTCCTTTTTAATAGAAGCATATATTAATAACTATGATGGATATGCTCCTGATAGTGATATCATGAGCAAATTTGGATTGAGATTAAAAAATGAAATTTCATTAACACTTTCTAGAGAAAGATTTGAAGAATTTATTTCACCATTTTTGGAAGGTATTGCTGCCGGACTTAGAGAAGGAAAAACTGGAGAAGAATATGATTTGAATACAATTACAAGACCACTTGAAGGGGATTTGATTTATTTTCCATTGGGAGAAAGACTCTTTGAAGTTAAAAGAGTAGAGTTTGAAAAACCATTTTATCAATTGGGAAAAAATTACATTTATGAATTGAATTGTGAATTGTATGAATATGAAAATGAGGAAATTAATACTAGTGTGGAAGAAGTTGATAATACTGTAGAAGATGAAGGATATATCACAACTGTCAAACTTGCAGGATATGCTTTAGATGCGACTGCAAATGCAGTTCTATCAATAGGTGCAGTCAATGAGATATTTTTAAATAATGATGGCAGTGGATATATAACGACTCCGACCATAGAATTTTCAGATCCTCCAAATGTTTCTGCAGGAAATCAAAGAGCTACGGCAGTAGCAATTACAACTAGTGTAGCAAATGTTCAATCAATAGATAGAATTGAAATAACAAATGCAGGTAGTGGATACCTCGAACCACCAACAATAACAATCTCTGGTGGTGGAGGAATTGGTGCTGCTGCAACATGTTCAATTGGGTCTACTCAAGCATCTGTTCAAGCAATTAATATTATTGTTGGTGGATCTGGATATGCAGCACCTCCAGAAGTTACAATGAGTTCACCTTCTGTTGGAACTACAGCAACTGGAGTAGCAATATTGAGAGACGGTTCTGTCGAATCTATTAGATTAACTAATGCAGGATTAGGATATACAGAAGCACCCACGGTCAGTATTGCTGGTGTTTCTACTGTTGGTGTAGGAACATTTGTATATAATGAATTAATCACTGGACAAACTTCTGGTGTTACTGCAAAGGTACGTGATTTTAGAGCAATTTATAATTCATTAGATCAAGCGATAGATGTTGATTTAAAAGTATATCTAAATACTGGTAAATTCTATCAAAACGAAATTATTGTTGGATCTATATCATCTGCAAGATATTTGGTACAATCTCATGATTTAGATAGTTTTGAAGATGAATATGACAGTAATGAAGAATTTGAAACTGAAGCAGATAACATATTAGATTTTACTGAAAGCAATCCCTTTGGAGAATATTGATGTTAGGAACTTACTTTTATCACGAGATCATACGTAAAACTATTATCGGTTTTGGAACTCTTTTCAACGATATTAGTATAAGACATCTTGATAGTAGTAATAATATTATCGATGAAACTAAAGTTGGATTGTCTTATGGACCAATGCAAAAGTTTCTTGCAAAAATTCAAGAACAGGCAGAGTTAAGTAAATCTGTAGCATTGAATCTTCCGAGAATGTCATTTGAAATGACTGGAATACAATATGATTCTGCAAGAAAAACTGGAGTAACTCAAACATTTAAAGCATGTGACGATGAGGGTGGCATAAAAAAGGTTTTCATGCCTGTTCCATATAACATTACATTTGAATTGAACATTTTCTGTAAATTAAATGATGACGCCCTTCAAATCGTTGAGCAAATACTTCCCTTTTTTCAACCATCATTTAATTTGACTGTAGATTTAGCAGAATCTATTGGAGAAAAAAAAGATATTCCAATTATTTTGGATAGTATAGATTTTCAGGATGATTATGAGGGATCTTTCCAAACAAGAAGAGCACTCATTTATACTTTAAGATTTACTGCAAAAACATATGTCTTCGGACCAATATCTGATAGTACAGATGGACTTATTAAGAAAGTTCAAGTTGATACATATACTAGTACAAATACAAAATCTGCAAAACGTGAAATGAGATATACTGTTGTTCCAGATCCAATAGACGCTGGACCGGAAGATGACTTTGGATTTACTGAGAATTGGGAACTTTTGGGAGACTCTAAAGATTTTAGTCCAACAAGAAAAACTGATATCTGATTACTATGAAAAATAATTATGAATCAATCGATGATGCACTCAACACAACGAGTGATATTGTTGAATCAAAACCAACACCTAAACCAGAGGTTGTTAAGTCTAAAGAAGTAGACATTGAAAAAGACTATGAATATAGTCGTGCTAACCTCTACTCCCTCATAGAGAAGGGTCAGGAGGCAATCAATGGCATTATGGAGGTTGCAGGTGAAGGTGGCAGTCCAAGGGCATATGAGGTCGCAGGACAGTTGATTAAGAGTGTTGCAGACACCACTGATAAGTTGATTGATCTTCAGAAGAAACTCAAAGACGTTGAGGATGATTCTAAGAAGACTACAAACAATGTTACTAATAATGCAGTTTTTGTGGGTTCTACTTCAGAACTTCAAAAAATGCTGAAGCAAGGTTTTCTAAATAATAAAGAGTAACTTACTTTTTTATTAATGAAAAAGTGTAAGCAGGGATACTATTATTGTTACACCGAAAAGAAGTGTAAGAAGATACCTATGGGATATCATCTAGGTGCTCGTGGTTATCTTGCAAAAGATAACGATAATGACAATGAGGGTGAAGATACCACTAAAAATGGTAACGGCGATGGCAATGGTAGTAACGGCAATGGTGGTGGAACCGTAAGTGAAGAGGGACTCCGTGATTGGTTCGGAAAGTCTAAATCAAAAGATGGTAAAAGGGGTTGGGTCAACGTTGTAACGGGTGGAACCTGTGCAAGTGATGAACCTGGTGAAGGAACTCCAAAATGCGTCTCTTCTGCCAAGAGAGCATCAATGACTAAAGCAGAAAGACTCTCCGCTCAGAGAAGAAAAAAGAAGGCAGATCCAGGACAACAGCAAAAATCTGGTGCTGCAAAACCAACATATGTTTCAACAGACTCTAAGAAGAAAATGAAAAAAGAGGAAGTAGAAGTAACTGAAGCAAAAGATAAAAAAGGTAAGGGTAGTGGATCTAAAGATGCTTGTTACCATAAGGTCAAGTCTCGTTATTCTGTATGGCCTTCTGCATATGCCTCAGGTGCTCTGGTTAAGTGCCGTAAGGTTGGTGCTGCCAACTGGGGAAATAAATCAGAATCTGTAGAATTTTCTAATTGGAGAGATGATTTTAAGGCAACTGAATATGAGTTCACTGATATTATCAAACCAGAACCAATTAAGGGTGGAGTAATTGAAGAAGGTTCTTTCAGCATTGATCCCAAAGCACATAGACAAGCGCAAAGAGAAAAGAAAATTAGAGATAGAACTAAAACAGGAGATGAAGGATCTTCAATAGCAAAGACAAAAACAAAAGGTCCTGACCTGATGGGTGAGGAGCAGATTGAAGAAGGTCAGAAGTGTTGGAAGGGATATGAAAAGAAAGGCACTAAAAAGATGTTTGGTAAGACCTATAACAACTGTGTCAAGAAAGAAGATGCAGACCTAGAGCAGATGCAGAAAGATGCTGCTGCTAATCGTGATAGAGCAGCAAAGGCAAAGAAGAATACTGTAACCAAAGGTTCTGCTGCTTTTGCCGCTGCTAAGGTTGCAGATGATGTAAAGAAGGCAGCAAGAACTGGTCCCCAACAACATAAAGGACCCAGAACTGGTGTGAAAAGAATTCAAAAAGAGGGTTATGGAGTTGGTCAAGTTGACCAGAAAGTTGGTGCTGTCACTGCTATTCCTAAGAAAGAGCAGGATGCTGCAAAAGCAAGATTACTTGCAAAAGCAAAAGCAAAACGTGAGAAAATGAAAGAAGAAAATGAAATCGATGAGGCAAAGCACACACCAACAAAATCAGATTTAGAATCAAAAATCGGTGGAGGCAACCTCAAGAAACTTTCAAAAAAAGCATCAACAAGAATTGATTATGATGTTGACGGTGATGTAGATCCGCAAGATAAAGTTGAGAAGTCAAAAGGTGATTATGGTGAGGAACTTCCAACTCCATTTGGTAAGTTTAGAACTGGAGATTCTAAAAAGGTAAAAGTTAAAAAAGAAAGTCTTGCAAATTGGAGAAACGAAATTGAAGAAGGAGCAGCATGGACAAAAAAGTCCGGTAAGTCCGAGTCAGGCGGACTTAATGAGAAGGGCAGGAAGTCCTATGAGAGAGAAAATCCAGGAAGCGACCTTAAGGCACCTTCAAAGAAAGTTGGGAACCCTCGTAGAAAGAGTTTTTGTGCGAGAATGAAAGGTATGAAGAAGAAACTAACTAGTAGTAAGACTGCTAATGATCCTGATAGCAGAATCAATAAGTCCCTTAGAGCTTGGAACTGCTGATATGAAAAACTTTAAACAATTTCTTTCAGAAAGCATCACTATTAATGGTGATTTTAACGGAACACTAACTTACGGAGGTGCACCTGCCCAAGAACAGACACAAGAGTCATTCTATGCTGATGTTGTCTGGGAAGGTAAAATCTACCGTCTAGAAGTAGAAGGTAGCATGATGAATAAAAATGAACTTGCAGAACATATTCAGGGTGAGTATCCTGGAGCAATTGTTCACCAGATTTATCCTCGTGTAGAATCTAATAGAATTAAAAGTTCTTCAAGGTATCAACCAGAAAAATTAACTTGGAGTGACTGATGGCACAGTGGAATAAGGATACACAAGCATATCTAAATCAAACAAAGACAAACTTTGAAGTTTATATGTGTGCCGATAAGTATGGCAACATTGGTGCTTGTGGTGGGGATACACAATTTGATCTAAATGTTGCTGCTGGTATTACAACTCAAATAGCAAACGTTCATAAGTTTGGTGCTGTTCTGACTTCATCAGCAGATTATGATAC